AATTACGCTTATATAACAGACGAAGGAGGACAGGTAGTAAAATACAAGAATCGCAGATCACAGGATGTATTCGATTCGATCATCGCATATTTAGAAGAGCAACAGGCTGGTATTCAAGTGCTCTGCCTCGACCCCGACACGAAAGTTCTCACTGCCGATTTGCGCTGGGTGCGGATCGACGAACTCAATGTGGGCGATGAACTTGTGGCGGTCGATGAGGGCATGACTGCGGAAGAGCGCAAGAAAATGTTCGCTGATCGCGCCAGAGAAAAGAGAAACGGAGTTAAGAGGGATAGACCCAAGCGGCACGTAAACAGAGAAAGAAAAATGCGGACATGCGTGGTCGAGAGCAAGTGGGATAGCTTCCAGACCGCGATGAAAATCAAATTTGATGACGGAAGGGAAGTAGTTTCTTCGCCTGACCACAGGTGGCTGGGAAGAAAGCGTGGCGGCTGCGACCCAATCTGGCAAAAGACGAAACATCTACAAATCGGCGACGAGATAAGATACATCACTAAGCCATGGGAGGAGCCGTCTTACGAGGATGGATGGTTTGGTGGGTTTATTGATGGCGAAGGCTCGCAAGACCTCACCCGTTCAGGCGCAGATGTCCGTATAACACAAAGAGAGAACGATGTCTTGAAGAAAGCCAGATCTTATCTTCAGGAACGCGGATATAAATTTTACGAACAATGGGACATGAGAGAGAAGGGCGAAACAAGCAAACTTGGAAACGTGCCAGTGTCGCGAGTGACGGTATCGAGGATGGACGAACTATTTCGTCTTTTTGGACAAACCAGACCTGTACGATTTCTAAAAAACCGCTGGTGGGAGGGAAAGTGTCTCCCCGGTAAGAAGACAGGTATTGGTTGGGCGAAGGTTGTTTCTATTGAGATTCTCAAGCAGCAGCGGCTTGTCGATATTCAAACATCTACAAGGACATTCATCGCTGAGGGGTTTGTATCTCATAATTGTCTTAAAGGCCGTCAAGTTGGTATAACTACTTTAGTATCATTGTATTTCAGCAACAAAATGCTATTTGTTCCGAACACGCTTGCGGTTATGGCGTCAGTGCAAAAATCAAAATCTGACGAAATTGAAGTGAAACTAAATACTGCTTACGATATGTGTCCTTTCTGGCTCAAGCCATACAGAATGCCTAAAAGGAGTTTCAGTAACGGATCGCGTCTAATGATTGAGTCCGGTATGCAGCCTAAAGGTATCGCGCAAGGACAAACTCCGCAATTAATTCATATTTCAGAGATAGGTATTATTCCTAATCCGCATAACGTGATCGAAGAAGGTCTATTGCCAGCAACGCACTCGAACAAGAATCTATTTATGGTGTTTGAGGGAACAGGTTCAGGAAACGTTGGATGGTTCCCTGATTTCTGGAAGTCTCAGAAAGCAAAGTGGCCTCTTGGAACAGGGAGGATGTGCCCGTTATTTATTCCGTGGCATTTGGCAACAGATATGTATCCTCAGCCTGATTGGATAAGGGCGCATCCTGTACCGCCAGGATTCTACGAAAGGCGAATGGACGCCACTAAAGCACATATAGCGAGGTGTGAATCTTATGTGCGTAACACTCCTCATTTATCTAGTGTGATGGGTTCTAATTACAGAGTACCTATCGAGCAGCAGTACTGGTGGGAGCTTGAGTACGATCAGGCTAGGGAACGTCATTCTCTCCAGCAGCACGCTGCCCGTTTACCCGCCGATGACTTTGAGGCTCTGACAGGCGTCCACGATAGCGTTTTTGACGGCGAGACGATCATGGAACTTGAGGACGATATTTATACGGTTAGAGAAGATGGAGCAAGGGTTCGCAAAAACCCAGTTCAATACTACGCGATTACGGGACATTCAATCCTTGAGGAGTTTGAGCCGCAGGAATCAGAGATTGATTTTAGTAAAGAGATTATCAGAATCTCGCATAAGAATAATCGTGATGAACGATACGATTGGGAACTTGTACCGCTAAATCCGATTGACGAGGAAACAGAAAGTTTTACTTTTGATCGCCTAGCGGTATTCGAGTTTCCAAAAGAAGGTGCAACGTATAGCTGCGGAGTTGATACGGCGCATGGACTAGGGAAAGAGGATGAGGATAGATTCTGTGCATCTATGACGAGAGTATCTACCGGCTCAGGATGCGACATTCAGGCAGCAGAACTTACTTCCTTAAGGTTTTCGCCTGCTCAAGCGGTTCCTTTCCTAGCGGCGATGGCGGCGTGGTATGGGCAAGTTTCAAAGCATTATAGGGGGGTAAAGTTCTCAATCGAGCAGGTTGAGGGGCCGGGTGATACGTGCCAGAACCAGCTAAAGATCATGGGATTTAATTATCACGCCATTCCAGGAAGGCTTGACGGAAAGAAGGTCAAGGAAGAGAATAAGCACAGGGAAGGATGGTACTCGAATAAGACTACCGTTCCTATTCTCATGGACCGCTTTGTAGAGGCTGTAAATGGTGGATGGTATATTCCCTATTCCAAGTGGCTGATAGAGGAGTTGAAGACTCTTGAGCGGCACACAAAAGATGGTGGAAGAGACGTTATGACCCACCAGAAAAATAAGCACGACGACAGAATACGAGCGGCGGCTCAGAGCTATTTGAACTGCCACACATACGATGATCTATCCGCACGAGCGCAGAAGAGATACAATGTTCCAAGTAAGAAGAAAACTGACCCTAACGCGGGACGGTGCCTGTCGAATATGGTTTCGGTGGGGAGTTGGAAGGATTGAGGGAGAGGACAATGAACAGACGATCATTCTTTAAGTTCTTAGGTATAGGTGCGGCGGCAGCGGTGGTAGCTCCGAAAGTGTTGGCAGGAAAACCTTCCAAGATTGAATACACTGTTGACGATTGGGAGTGGACACCGATTCAAACTCACGTGAATCGTTCTATCGATGGCCTTACGATCTTCGAGGAACCGCATGAAGGCTACGACTACAGCATCGGCGTGGAAACCGGAGACGGTCTTGGCGGTTCTCCATCGGTCGTGTCGGTGATGCGTGTAGGGAAAGATAGAGAACCAGACGTGCAAGTGGCGGAATTCTCGTCATCGCATCATAACGGTGCTAAGTTGGTTCCAATTATTGCGCAAATCGCAAGGAAATATGGAGAGAAGTGCGTCAACCCTAGAGGACCAATGATTGTAATCGAGCAAGTTTCTGCTCCGGGGGACGTGACGCAGGATCAATTGAAGAAAATGGGGTCCAAACGGTTTTTCAAAGTTTCAGGAAACACTAGGGATAAGAACGGTAAAAATGTTCCATGGATTAGGGAAGGTTGGTATACGACAAAATTTAGCGGCGAGTTGATGATGGATCGTTTTACGGAAGCCGTTAAAAGTGGATGGTACAAACCACAATCCATGCAACTCGGAGGCGACCTAACCGTGGCTGGAGGAACGAAGTATCCTACCGCATGGGTGAGAGCAGCAGCACAATCGTATGTAGGATACCACTCGTTCGATGAGGATAAAAGAAATGCCTAGCACCGACAGAATTCAAACACTCCAAGCGGAACTTGCCGCGCTCAAGCGTGAGAGCAAGGAACAAGCTATTGCCGCCAAGAAGGAACAGCAGTGGGTAAGCGTCAAGAAGCGTTTACCTGAGAATGAGGATCAGCGCGTTATCGTATGGCGCGAGGATCATATTGAATTGTGCTGGTTCTCAAAAGGAAAGTGGTACACATACAACGGATCATTCTTCTTAGAGGAAAAGGACGTGATCGACGGGGTTTCTCACTGGCTTGGAACCGATTGGATGCATTCTAAGTATTCTCCGTCCTATGGCCCAGGAATTAAGAACTTTCTGCGGTACTATTGGCACAGATTGACCGACAAAGCATCTGACGTGGCTTACGATTTGAGGCCAAAATCGTGGAGTAAAGGAAATGCTCAACTCAGCCAAAAGCCAACCTTCTATCAGGACCGATACGGAAAAGTGGTGACGGGACTTCCAGAGGATCGTCCTGCGCCTCGTGGATTCCAGAAAATCGTTTGCAACAATGTTTTTGAGGCTGAAAAACTTTCTGAGTTGCAGAGGCGTCAGGAGAGAATTGAGCACGGCAAGATAAAAGAAGATCGTGAGCAGATCGAGGGCGCGGCTCAAAAGGCATGGCGCAGCAACGCTCATAATCTAATGGCAAACGCAAGGAACCAAGTAAACCGAGATTTTATGGAAGCGGCATTAGCGAGAAACGCGGAGCACAGGCCGTGGGAGTATTCGAGGGAAAGCTACCTACACAGCGAAGGCCACGAATCTGGACATTAAATGTTTCACGTGGAACATAGTTGTAGACGGTAGACATGATTTGGTTTATGATTCGTTTTAGCCACGTCTAAGGACGCGGATCGTACCGGGAGGAAACGTGAGCATGTGTGGCGGCTGATATTGAGACAGTTTCCTGGCGAGTACCTAACTTTGAAAAATCCGATATTGAAAAAATCGCTTGGGTAGAAAACACTATTGCCGAGGGTGAAGGATACCTTGCCGGTCAAGCCTGCTACCGCAACCTGAATCAAAATCTACGTGTCTTTGACGGCATATTTAAGGATAAAGCCCGGTCTGTTCTGGTCACGAACGGATTAAAGTATGCCATACGGAAATTCTGCGAGACGTTGGCGGAAGTTCGTGAGATTGCTGGTTTTGGCTCCGACGTAACTGCTTACAAAGCAATGGCTGAGATGCTTACAAAGGTCTCAAAATGCGTCTATTTAGAGTCCGATTTTCCCTACCAAATTCTGAGAGTTCTGCAATACGCCACAGTAATGGGCATAGGCTATTTATGGCCTAAAGTCGTTCCGACAGAATATCATTTTGGCCCACGGGAGATGAGATTTGACGCGCTAGGATTGTTGGATGTAGTTCCTGTCCAGATTCCATCACGGACAAATGACGTGCAGGATGCCTATGCGGTCACGATCTACGATTACATGCCTATAGCTGAGGCGTGTGCGAACTTCCCTCTGTTTCAGGGTCAACTCCAGACCGTAGGAAGAAACAATTACAAAACATTGATCCAGTCACAGCGGCAGGATTTTGCTGCGATGTATCGTTATGGAAGCGTAGGAGAGACGCAGAGCCGTAGTTTCGGAAACCTCTATGCGGAGATAAGATACACATTTATAAGGGACATACGCATCAACACATCTGGCAAGGAGATGCAGTTTGGAACGGAAGGAACGTCTTGGTTTTACAAGGTTCCAACGATGGGACAGCCGATCTTTGGAGGGATGAGGAATGGTAAACCATACATGCGCCCTGCAATGGTGGCGGATTGTCGAATGTACCCTAACCTTCGGCTCATCATTACGTCTTCAGGACTCAACAAAGTCATGTACGACGGAACTTCTTTTGACTGGGACTCGAAAATGCCTGTCATCCAATATACGGTAGACGACTGGGCATGGGAGGCGTTGGGAAGATCGTTGGTTGGAGATGTAGCCTCGATTGAAACGACGATTAGAAAGCATAAGAGGTTGATGGATCAATTACTTACGGCTCAAATGGAACCACCGTTAGGATATAAGGCAGACGAAAACGGAGGCAAGAGTATTGAGACGTGGGATATGTTTGCACCAGACGTTAGGCTTGGCCTGTTCGGTGGTGATGAACCGAGGAAGACGCTGCAATCTCTATTGCCTGAAGGAATGGCGGTAGGAGCAGAAAACAGGGAGTTCGTAAAAGATTTAGAGAATGCGGAACTAGCGCAGCTAGGATTAAACGATGTTGGAAGCCTTGCCAACATAAAAATGAATATCGCCAACGACACAGCAGACAAAATGCTTGAGGCTATTGGTCCTATCGCCAAGGGCATAGCGATGAGGATTGAGAAGGCCAACAAGCGTGTAGGCGAAAGGATGAAAACTCTTATTCCTCAATGGTTCGACGCTAATAGGCTTATCGAGTATGTAGGTCCAGACAATATCGCAAAGGAGATGTTCGACTACAATCCAGACGACATGGTTCCAAGCCATTTGCCGGATGAAATGATTAACGGAATCTCTCCCATAGATGAGTCAAAGTATGATCGGCTGACGAGAGCAAAGTTTTTCGCCAAGAAATTGAGGCTTGTTTCCATTCCGAGCACACTACTGAGGATCACGGCCATGCAGAGACAGATGCTCTTGTTGCAGCTTAAGCGCGGGGGAGCACCGATTTCATGGAGCACGGTAATGAAAACCCTTGATATTGCAAACTGGGGAGAATCTCAGGGAAGCACGGAAAAAGAGAAATTCTTCAACGAGGAAGTAGATTTGCAAGTCATGGGGATTGTTGCTAAAGCCAAGGCGCTTATGAAATTGAAGGAGATGGGAATTGATCCTTCGGTTCTTGAAGGTGGAGATCAGCAGGGTGGTAAGGGCGGTAAAGGACCGGGTGGACAGCACGCGGGCGGGCGTCCCAGCAGCGGCCAAAAAAATCCAAAGTTGGCGCAAAAGGGTGGAGCGGGTGGAGCACCTCGCACAATCGTAAAAGAATCATGATAACTATATGATTCTAAACAACTAAGGAGATATATGGCAATCAGAGTTAAGACTCAGAAAAGTTATTACGTCACAGAATTTACCGTCGAACTTCCCATGAACTGCGGCGAGCTTAATGATGTTCTCAAGGCGATCAAATCTACAGGGAAAACCGTGTTTCAGTATAATGACGGAAATGTCCTTGGGATCAACGTAGAGCAACGTGAAAAGGTTCCATCTGGGGCGATTGATGAGCAGATTCGCGATCTTCTTGGATTGGATACGAAATTACTGTAAAAAAGTGCTTGACAAATCGTTTGTAATTGAATAGGGTTGTAAAAGATTCACCGAGATACATGCGCCCCTCGCGCAGAATTTTTGAGGGAATACGCAATGGCTCATTAGGCGAAGTGGCCTGATGGGCCATTTTCCTTTGCAGTCAACCTTAACCAAAAAGGAGTATTCCCAATGACAAAGAAACATCATGTAGGTGGAAAAAAGGCGCACGTTAAGAAAATCGGTGGCAAGAGGCGTGTTCGCAAGGGTCCCAGCAAGAAGAGCGCCCTGAAGATTTAGTAATTAGCCACTAACCCCCAAACGGAGAAAATGACAGTGGCTACGAATGCAATGCCAACGCCAGATCAAGGAGGATCGCCCCAAGCGGGTGGTCCTCCCCCTCCCCCACCCCCTCAAGGTGGAGGTCAGCAAGGCCCACCCTCGCAGGGTCCAGCAAATCAAATGCAGCAGCTTTTAGGCAAGTGGTCGCAAGCCGCTCAGGAAATGGCGACTGCGTATCCACAGATTGCTGCTGAATTGAATGCAATCGTACAAAAGATTGGGGAAGCGCAGACGAAGCTGATTGCTCCTCCGCAGCCTACCCCCATGAGTCAACAGCCAATGTACTCGTAACAGGAAAATCCGGGAGAATAGTGAATTATGCCAGTTCCGACTGTAGCTGAAGTGCTCAAGCAATCCGGTCTAAGTCAGGAGCAGATAGATGCTCTTGACGCGAAAGTCCTTACGGGGGTTAACAATTACGTGTCCACCGTATACAACGCGGCAGAGCAAAAGGAAAAGTCCGCATCGGAATTAGCGGTGAAGGCTGAGGCGGATAGGAAAGCACAGGAAGCCGCAGAAGCAGCCGCAAAGACGGCACTGGACGCAGCGGAACTCCAGAAGAGAAGCGTGGATGAGTTCTGGAATAACACCTATAATCCTGGCATTGCCGCAGCGGAAGTGGAAAAGACGAGATTGGCAAAAATAGCAACCGATGCAGCGGCTGAAACAGCATGGTATAAGGCACAGCACGCTTCCCTGAAAGACTTGGGATTTGTTCCCGCAGACGCTCCAGTATTTACTCCTCCAGCCGCAGTAGAGACTCCCAAGACTCCCGGTACACCCACATTCACAGATGAGCAGATTAACCAGAGAATCGGTTCTGGTTTGAGTAATTCAGTGTGGGCGTTGCAGGAGTACCAAAAGTTTACAGGCCAATTCCTTCCCGATCCCATCGACCAGCTTGCGCAGGAAGCAACGCAACAAAAGTTGCCTTTCCGCGATTACGTGGCGCGTAAGTACGACTTTGCTGGAAAGCAGAAAGCCGCTCAGGAAGCAGCGGCAAAGGCTCACGACGATTCAATCAGGACTGCAAGGGATGCCGAAAAGGATTTGGAGTGGAAGGCAAAGATGGACGCTCAGTCGAATGAATTTGCCGCCAAGGAACGCAAGATGGCAGAGCAGCATAGCCAAAACCCGGATACTATTTTGCCTCCGGGTTCAGCGAAGTTTACGGAAGTACGGAGAGCGCAGCAAGCCGGTGAGCGTCCTGATCCAACAAAGATGACGCCGGAAGCTCGCATCAAGTTGACACAGGAAAACCTTCGCAAACGTCTCGACGAACGGCAGCAACAGGTAGCATAAGTACCTAAGTCTAATGTATAATTGGACTTAGGAGGAAACAAACAATGTGGGTAAAGAGCAACAAACCGGAAATGGCACCAACGAAGGTTCCAACTGCGCTCGATATTGCATGGGCTGCTGGAGTCTATGAGGGTGAGGGAAGTTGCCGACTCTGCGGAAAGACGAAGCGCGGGTTCATGTCCGCAACCGTGCAGAAAGACCCTGAAATACTTTACCGTTTGCGAGACTGGTTTGGTGGTCGCGTAAACGTGAGAGATAGGGGAACAGATTTTAGTCAATACGTCTGGGATGTTTGTGGCGATCACGGTCGTATATTCATGGCTTTGATTTACGAGTACATGAGCGCCCGAAGGAAAACACAAATTGACGCTTCTGCCGCACTTTTGTTTCTTGAGGAAAAATCTCCTGTTGGATTGAATATTGCGCAGTTACGGTCCACGTTAGATGAGTATTACGCCGAAAATTCTCGTAAACAAAGGTCTCACAGCCTAGAGCAGCGGAAGCAGAAATATCAGGAAGATTACGCTGACCTAGAAAAGAGAAAGTTGATTAACGAACGCAATCGGCAAGCTCGTGAGGCTATGACTCAAGAGCAAAAGGAAGCCTCACAGAAGTATCAGCAAGAGTATTACAAACGCAAAAAAGCGCAGCAAAAAGCGCAGGTAATAAGCATTAGGAAGACAGCTTAAGTAGCTGAAAGGAAACGACATGCCGTATACTCAGAACGATCCGACTTTTTCAGAAGTTGACAGTGCTAACCTCGAAAGCGTTAGGGACGAAGTGGTCTGGAACGAATTTTTCGTAGGCTATCCGTTCCTCGATGAGTTACGTCGTTCTGGCGTAGCCGATCCGTATCTTGGCGGCGCGGGCATGACGGAGCCGATCCTTTACGCTAGGCCGGATGGTTCTGCCATTGATCCTGCACAGACGATCACGTTGAAGCGTCAGCAGATCACGGACAAGCTGAAGTTCTACGAGAAGGGCTACCAGTCCAACTTCCCATACAGCGATTGGGATATTGCTCCTAACGGCCAAGGAGTAATCAACGCTGGTCCTTCGAGAATCTTCGACTTGTATTCAATTTTCGTCACTGGCTGTGTGCAGACAATCAATACGATGCTAGAGATGGATTCGTTCCGTCACGGACAGAACATTTCCGCAACGGTGAGCGATGACCGCCATAAGGCATCCAATGGCCTTGATGAAGCCTTGAATAACGGTATTGATCCTTCGCTCTATGGCAACGTCTACAAGAGCTACGGTGAGCAGTTGCGTAACGGCGCAATAGGCAAGGCAATCAACGTGACGCCGTGGTACGCTGGACAGCCAAACTACGGAACAGTTGCTGCGCCTGCAACGAGCAACCCAGGACAAATTGATTTCGATACATTGATTCAATTGAGTTCTCAGTGCGAGATTTGGGGCGGCAAGCCGAAGTTGGGAATCACTAACGTCTTTGGTTTCAAGGCGATTGCAAAGGCTCTATTCGCTTATTACCGCGATGTGGAGCACACCAATCACGATATTAGGTGGGATGCGTTCACATTCAACGGGACGACATTCTTCAAAGACCCGCTGGCTCCTTCGGCTGTTGCCCAGTATTACATTCCGATCAACGGAAGCTCAGGAGCATCAGGCAACACGCTGCTTAAGGACGGTGTTGGATCGAACACTGCGACGGTTGCATTCACGACTCCTCAGTTCTTTAACGCTTCAAATGCTCCGGTTAACTTTTCGCCAACGAACTCTCAGTTGCCGTCGAACTCGATTATTCAGCCTTCGGAAGCGGTTTACTTCTTGGACCCAAGCACATTCAAGTTGCGGACGACGGACAAGGAAGAGTGGAACTTCGGAACTCGCAAGACGCAGCAGTGGAACAATCCGAGCATGAATGCAATCTTTGTGAAGTTGGCAACGAACCTGTATTGCTGCCAGCCAAACAAGAACGCCTACGCATTCGGCTTCCACGCATAGTTTTTGAAGTTGGAGCGCGAGACAGGAAACGCAGTATTCAGTTTGGTGGTTAAGGAGAAATAAGATGCCATTAGTACAAGGTTTGCCAACTTGGAAAAACATGAACTCGGTGAATTCCACTTCATCATCGGGTCAAACCGATAATATGACAGGAGAGCCGTATTACGGTGACGGCTTGTATCCTGGTGTTTATTTTGACCTGACAAATCAAGAAGCATTGGACTCTTCCAATCTGAATACAGGCATTCTGTATGGCGGTCGCTATCGGTATGTGCAGGTTGACTCAGGTGCTACTGCGGCGAACGTTACCACAGGAACGGTCGGATTCATCCGCTCAGGATCATCGGTCAAGTCTGTTGTCGTCCTCACGCAGGGCAGCGGTCAGACGGTTGGCACGTATAATGTCGCGGCAAACATTGGCAGCGGCGGCGGATCGGGCGCGTTGATTCAGGTTGTCGTTACAGGCGCAGCAGCGATTTCCGTTACTGTTCTCAATGGCGGATTTGGATACGTTTCGGCTCCGACATTCACACTGGCAACTGGCGGAACTGTGGGAACAGTTGTAGCGCAGTTGGGCATCAGTCAGAACATTGTTACCAGCGCCGATATTGCGTTAGGAAACGCTGGTACGCCAGCAGCCACCCAAGCAGGAGTTGGCCCAGTTCACCCAGTTGTATTCCTGAATGCTATCACTCCTGGAAACTATGGGTTCATTCAGGAATCTGGAGTTGCTACGGTTATCGCATCTTCTGGTGGCCAAACGCAAGCACTCGGTCAGTTTGCTATTGTTCAAAATGCAACTACAACAGCAAACGGAACCATGACTGCATCGAGCGCAACTTACGGTCCATTTGCAATCGGAAATGTACTCGATCCGATTATTTCACCTGCGACAGGTACTCCGTTCAAGATTCAGATGGATTCGCCAATCTACCAAGACTAACGGTTAGCAAAGGGGCGAGTAGAGATATTCGCCCCACAGTTCTCGAAGTAAGGAGCAGCAATGATTATCACCCCAATCAATTCTGCGGTCTATCCGAATATTACTGGAAGTAAGGATTTGATCGTAGGCACAGGGAACGGTCCATCTTCTTACAACCAGACAACCGGAGATATTTTGTCGGTAGCATTGACTGGTTTCCAGATTGATGGAGTTCTTGGACCAGCTGTGACTCCAGATTTGAAGTACATTGCTATTCCTGCTCCTATTGTCGTCGGCAAGGGCGGAGGTTGGACTCTTTTCTGGTACACACTCTCCTCGCAGGGCGGTGGCGGACAAACAGCAACATGGGTTCCGCTAGGAAGTGGATTGAGCATTTCCACAGAGCAGGTGATTTTGACAGTGATTGGTTTGGGCTAAAACGAGTTTTTCCACAAGGTCTGGTTTCCCTCTCCCGGTGAAGCAGACAATTGACGCCCTTCGTGAGTCCCTACGGGGCAAACTTGCGGAGGGCGTTTTTGATAGCAAACGAAATTCTAACGCGCAAAGGAGAATTGAAATGGCAAAGAAAAAAGTTGGTAGTGTGAAGCGCCTTGAAGGTATCGTCCACCATGATATGAACAAGGAGCATGGATGGACAAAGAAGGGCAAGACAGCGAAGGGTATGAATCGCAAGCGCACGGCGGGAAAGTAGGCTAACCGATGCATACGAAAAAGCGTTCATCGTGGATGGACGACGGGGATGACGCGCACTTTGACGGCAACCCTGCGTACAGGAAGCATAACGCTAGGAAACATTTAGCTGCGTCTGGAAGAACGTTGCAATACGTAGGAAAAGGGAAAGCGCAGAAGAAGACAGCGGGTAAAAAGAGAGTGGCAGGAAAATAGGGAGCATGGATGTCAATCGTAAGAAGAGCGCGGGAAATTCAGACAGGCGAATTCGCCGAAGTGCTTGATGGCCGCACGGTCATAGGCTCTCGCTGCATCCTCTGCATTCTTAAACCTTCCAAGCCAGATTTTTTTGCCATTAACTTTTATATTCGATTGGTAAAAACTCTGATAACCGACGCCCTTGTATCCAGTGGAATTATTAGACTGCCTACGTCTATTCTGACCATTTTGAGTGGCAGTTGCTTCTCTAAGGTTAGAGCGGCGATTATCCAGAGAGTCGTGATTGATGTGGTCTACTTGATGCGCTGTGCTGAGAATCTCGCAGTGCATTTGGATAGTTCTACATTTTGCGGTTTTGCTAGCATTTCGTACCGCAACCCAACGCTTACTGCTCTTAATGTACAGCGCACACCAATTCCAGTACATGAGCCATTCATAGTCGGCAGTATCGACGATGGCATTTTTTCCGCGAGTCAGTGGGATAAGGCGATAAGATGGATCAAGCGGCTGGACAACATCATGTCTTGGCATGGTGCGTTTCATAAGGAACCCTCATTCCTTGTGCGACTGTCCGCCGCACTATCTAATTTTACTACAAGTTGGGAGGCTGCGTAATGGCCTTTCAAAACATGATCCAAGATGTCTTAGGAACTTTTGCAGGCATGAACAGGGGTCTTGCTGCCAGCAGAATTAACGAAGCATTCACTGCCATCCAAGACGAAAACATCTGGAATTTCCAGATCATCAATGGGGGTTGGTTGACGCCTAATATTCTAGGCAGTCCCAACGCTCAAAGCCAACTCATAAGTCCGGGAACAATCTCCGTAGTCCCATTCACAAACCTAATCACGGGCGATGCGATAGCGACGGCGGCATGGACTGCAACTGTTCCTTATCCTCCGCTTTTGACGCAGATGCAGATTCGCATTCCTACCTACTCGTTATATTCCATCATGGCGCTAGGAAACAACGGAACGGTAGCCTATGCCACGATTCTTACTGGCGGGTCTGCGCAGATCCCCGGTACATACGTTATACCAGTTCTTGACCCCGCAATAGGCGCAGGTGGAACAGTTTCGATCACCGTTAACTCCGATGGAACCGTGACACTTCCACCTGTCCTTTTGACGGCAGGCAGTGGATACACCACACCGTACATCGTCTTTGCTGAAGGTGGAACATCTGCCACATTCTCCGTTACATTGATCGCCACATTGACGATTGATAGATTGTGGACAGAACCTCAACAAATAAACGGTAACTATTTATGCTATCAGGCGTACTACCCTGCGCCTCCCGGATTCCGCAGGTTCTGGTTTATCTCAGATTTCACGAATAACGCGCCTATAGATTTTACGAGCATGTCTCAGGCGGATTTGGCGCAGGAAGACCCACAGAGGACAATCTTTAGTCAGCCAGGATTCGCTGTGTATTTTGGACCTGATACCAGACAGGGAAGCGCAACTTACGGTCAGCAGCTCTATGAATTGTGGCGGGGGCCAACTTCGCAACTACCCTACACGTTTCAATGCCAATGCGATTGGCCGCTACTTCAAAATCCGACTGACACATTGCCTTATCCATTAAGTGAAGAATTGGTTAGACAGAGAGCTTATGAGATGTGCTGCCTTTGGAAAGAGGGTACCAAGGGCGACGACATGGAACGGGGATCAGGCGCAAATTGGCAGTTTCTAGCGAAAGCATACCACGAAGAATATGTGGATCGCCTCAAGAGAATCAGGATCATGGATCGTAACATTTCCGATCAGTATTTGACCAGAGCCAAGAGGAATATGCCATTTAGCAACGACGGCGGTATGAACAATAACCACACGGCTAGTGTCGGATGGTTTGAGCGGTAAAAGGAGAGTAGTATGCCAGCTTACGCGGGACCAGGTTTAGCAGCACCATTATCGTCTAATCGCCAGATGTATTTTTGGCAGACCGAAACTGTTCCTGTCGCGTCATATCCTGGATCACTTAGTGTCGGGTATCAATTAGAACGAGTTCCAAACGTAGTTTATCCTTGGGGATTATCATTTGAACTTACATTCTCTGGAAATCCGGGAGCGTTTGAGATTGACATTCTTGGTGCGAATGCTGATTATCCACAAAACTACGCATTTCTCGGAATGATTAACGCGGTGAATCTTTATTTGCCAGGATATTACGTTGGACGTTGGGATATGCCTTCGCAGATGTGGCCTCGCTATGTAGCTGGTTACGTTAAGACGCTTACCAATGCGGTGAATGTGACGATGACGGTGACAAAATAAGGAGGCGCGATGAAAAAGATAATGCTAATGGCAATATGTCTTCTTGGATGCGCTTCTGCATGGGCACAGTCCTATCCTCCATTTCTCATGTATACGCTTATTGGTGGGGTTCCTACGCCAGTTTCAGGATCGGGAGCGGTACTTCCGGGTGGTAATCCTCCCGGATACCTTTGCTATGGATTGAACGGTAGCGGACAACCTGCGCCGTGCGTGTTTGGCGGAATAGGAGTGACGAGTATCAACACTGTTGCTGGAGCATTTACATTTAATGGTCCCGCTGTAAGTTGCACATCCACAACATGCACATTTACTGGAACTGGGACAGGTATTGGAAGCATTGCATGGGCGATTCCGTCTTGGCTTACTGCTTCTCCTACGACAATCTCTGCATCAGGTACACAAACGTTTTCGCCAACGACTGGACAGACATCGCATGAGGTAATCGGAACTTGCGGGGCTGCAACTACTTTTGGTCCTTGCGCTCTAGTGGCTGGAGATTTACCTGCTGTGACGAATATAGCTGGTGGAGCAGCTAACGAGATTGTTTATCAGACAGCGACAAGTACCACAGGGTTTATAGCGGCTGCGGCAAGTTGTGTTCTCTCAACAAACGGAAGCAATGTACCATCGTGTTCAACAACGCTTCCTAGCGGATTAAGTTCAACAAGCATGACGTTGGTCACGCCAGCGTTGGGAACTCCAGCATCGGGAGTGATTACAAATCTTTCTGGTACGTGCGCATCTTGTAATATAGGAGGAAATGCGGGAACGGCAACTGATCTTTCTACGACAGGTTCTAATGGAACATTCTGGGGAGTATCTGGAGGGGTTCAGGGGTACTACACTCCGGGCGGGGGAGGTAACGTTTCTACGAGCGGCACCATCACCACAGGGCAGTATCCTGTCTGGGCCAGCGGTACCACGCTAAATAGCCAGCCTTTCCAATACATCAGTGTCAAGAGAGATTATGCAGCCACAGGTAATACGCAGGTTGACACGACTTGCACAGTTACAGCCTCCAGCACTACGCTTACTTGTTCTGACGGGCCTTTCGTTTCAGGCGACGTAGGCAAGACAATTGGAATACCTTACGCTGGACCAGTAGGGGCTTTCTATAGCATAGGTGAAACGCTTGTGACTACTATTGCTTCTTATAGTTCAGCCACAACGGTTGTGCTTACAGCAGCTCCATCAGTAAGCATAAGTGGTCCGTTTTCAAATACTGGATGCAGTGCGTCTGCGTATTCTAAATCGTTGACTTGCTCTTCATCTACATTTACTCAGGGAGACGTTGGAAAATCCTTTACGACCCCAACAGGAAACGCTGGTGCTAACAATTCCACTTCCGTTACGTCTCAGACCGAATACGCGACAAATGCTGGCGGCACAGTCATCACGGGTAATAGATACTATACTTCAGCAGTCAGCGGACAAAGCGTATCAATTCCCGGCGCGACAGTTATTTGGGGAACGGATGACACCACGGCTTTGAGCAACGCTTTCACTGCCGGGTGTTCTTCTGGTAGGCCGGTGAACCTGGACCCTGGTCGCTACCTGATGAGCAGTGGATTCTTGGTGTGCAGCGGTTTGTACATCATCGGATCAGGAGCCGGTGTTTCGATCCTGAATCCTGTCGGTAGTAGTTTCTCGCCCCTGTATAATCACAACACAGCAGGCACAAGCAATGAGGGCTACATATCCTTCGAGATCGACGCCCGTGGTGTAAGAGACAACACATTTGATGTCTATTCAAAAGGATTGGATATCACCAACCTAACCAACGCTTGGGTTGAGAACTTATATGTTCACGACACGGAAGCTACAGGTTTGGCCACCGACTATCCGCACAATGTTTTCAAGTTCGCCAACCGCGTCGTTCACGCAGGCGCACAATATGTCGAATTGTTCGGGGCGATAGGTTCAGCTTGTTCTGGGGATGCTACTGGGTTCAATGACACCGAATCCGAGTACATCGGCTTCAACGATTTTTCCGACTGCGGTAATCGTGGTGTCTTTATCGAGACCCAAGGTTCAAGCTACAGTAAGGGTTTTCGCATTGAGGGGAATACCTGCGAATGGTTGGACACTGGCGAAGGTGTTTGCTACGGAGATCACGGCGGAGATCAGGCTATCTGGCAGGGGAATCTTGGTCGGTACTCTAAACTTTGTTTTGACGTTACGGGCGGTTTGAACGGAACCAGTTACCCACTTAACTGGGACTTCGACGGTAACGCCTGTGAATACAACGATCAGGGAGCAGCCATCAATTATGGCGACACTACTCTCGGTGCGGGCAGTGTAACCAACAACAAGTTCCTCGGTAGCCTCTCGCTAACCACGGGATCGATGCTCGGATTCACCGTCAATAACGGTTCCAGCACGGCTTCCCTTGAGGTCTCTGGAAACTTCCTCGACGACTACACCGGGAACGGAATCAGTTTCGGTGGAAGCAACTCGTTCGGCTCGGTAAATCTTTCCTCAAACCACATTGCCAACATGGGCGTGAGCACAGGCTCCCTTAACCCTGGCATTGTCGTTACTCAAAGCATCGGCAAACTGTCTATGACCGGAAATACAGCTTACGACACTCGCGGCGGGTCTGCCCAGCAAAGTTACGGATTCTCTCAAACGGCTGGGACTATAACCGAACTAGATGATAACGCAAACCAATTTACGGGGAACGCTACGGGAGCTAGGAACCTAGCTGGAACAATCACAACCTACGACGTGAACGGAATCGCGGTGCCAGCGAGCACACAATGTTTACATATCAACAGTTCTGGAGTTACTTCCACCACCGGATCGGACTGCGGTTCGGGGAGTAGTGGACTTTCGGGCATGACCGCCACGCAGGTTCCGATTGCGGCGACAGCAACAACCGTGACGAGCAGTAAGGCGCTTGCGGGTAGTGGTACTGGTATCACCACGGGGCCAATCACCACCACTAGCGGCGACTGCGTAGAGTTCTCTGGAACTGCTGGACAGATTGCCGACAATGGTTCTCCTTGCGGGTCAGGCAGCGGAGCCGTAACATCCGTTACGAACTCGGACGGGACACTTACAATTTCCCCAACGACTGGGGCGGTAGTAGCCTCACTTGCGCTTGCCCACGCGAACACGTGGACCGGAAATCAGACAAGTGCGAAATGGATTGCGTCCACAGGATTCGATATAAGCGGAGCTACGACCGCTGGACACTATCTAAGAAATAACGGTACCGATTACGTCGATAGCACCATTCAGTCTGGCGATCTGCCAGCAATTGCGTTATCGGGGTTAGCAACGCAGACTGCTAACACAGTTGTGGGCAACGGCACGAGCGGATCGGCCTCTCCAACAGCCTTAACTATGCCTTCCTGTTCGGGCGCTTCTAATGCTCTTACTTGGACCACTAGCGGGGGGTCTACTGCTTTTGGGTGTAACACAATTAGTGGCGGAGGAACACCAGCATATCCGTTGACTATCACTGGAGGAGTTTCTGGTGGTGTAGTTTACGGAAGTTCGAGCACGCAACTCACCGTATCGCCCGCAGGAACCGCTAACGTGCTGATGAAGTGGGGGGGCGCGGCGACTGCTCCTGGAAACTCTTCGATCACCGACAACGCAACGTCTGTGACCACAACAGACACGGGTGGTTGGGTTGGTCCTACCTTTACAGCCAACGGAACGACTGCCGGGTTCATGGACTATGCGCAAGGTTCCACAAGCGCATCCGTAGCCCCATGTAACACGGCAACGTCTATATGCGAGCAAGCGCCTACGTCTGTTACATCGTATCTACTTGTAAAACCGGGTGTTGCTGCGGCGGGCGTGAAGTCAGGGCGATTAGCAAGCAGTGTAGTAACGGAAGGAATCAGCGGCGATACTAACCATTCTGCAACTGTAGTTATCGGTTCTGGCACGTCGATAGGATCGACAAGCCTGTGCTCGACCACAGTTTGCCCAGCGGGTACTTATCGGATCAATGTCTACGTGGACATTACCACTGCTTGTGGAACTACGGGAACCTATACGGTAAATCTGATCTATACGGACGATCAAGGATCAAAAACTTCCGTGGTCAACCTGAATGGCACAGGCTCAGTTCCTGCCACTGGACTTCTAACCACTACTTCGACTTCTAACTTCGGACAGGAGTCACAGATCATCAGGTCAACGGGTGCGGCATCCATAAATTACTCCACAACAGCGGTAGCTTGCGGGACTGGCGGACCAATGGTGGGGAACCTTTATTTGAGCACGGAACAGGTGCAATAATGAGAAATCTTTTACTTGTATTATTTCTTGGTTTATCGCAGGTAGGCGGTATTGGCGGATTCGGCGGCGTGGGCGGTGCTGGCGGCGGTCCCACGTCTACATGCACTCTGCCTACAAACCTCACTTATCGCTGGCTTCCCGCTCCGGGGTGCAGTACCAGTTCCCCGTGCATGACTGACACCGTGTCCGGGAATAACGCCTCGCAAACTATCAGCGGCGATCTGCCTACTTACAGTTCCACGGGGGGTGGAGCGAACGGAAACAACTCTTATCTGACGTTCAACGGAACAAGCGACTATCTGATCCCGACCACGGCAATTCCAACGACCGCAAACGTCTACACCTTCTACGCGGTTTTCGAGTTAACGACCGCAAGTGTAACCAACCCGCTGTTCGGTTCTAGTTCGGCGTATTCGACTCCCGGTGTGGTCTGGTACGTTACAAGCAGCAATCTTCTCCGAGACAGCAACAATGGGCCGGTATTCTACACCGGAACTAACACCTACTCATCAACAAGTACTTGGTATGCCGTGGCGGCTGAGTTCAGCGTTAGCGGCAACACTCAAAGCCTGTATAAATGTACTTCTGGCACTTGCACCGCCGACGGTTCGGGCGGAACTAACACATTCGGCGCAATCACAGCCACAACCAATTGGCTTGGCGCTTCTCAACTCTTAGGCCCCAACTTCCTGCACGCCAAAGTAAGTGAGTTTGGCTACTACAACGGAAACAGTTTAACCGGGCTTGGGGCCTACGTTAATTGTCAGTATGGAATTTAGGAGATTTGAAGTGAAAAAAATTATCCTCCTTCTCGCTCTTTTATTTCCTATCGCGGCTCATGCTCAGACTGCCGCATATTCTGGTTTCTGCGATCAAGGTGCAACCCCTGCAACAGTTTCTGGATTAAACAGTACCAACCGTCTCCAAGGTGTCATCCCTTACTGTACCGTCACAGTGTACCTAGACGGCGTGAGTCGGGTATCCAGCGCAACCTATACGAGCGGTGGGACGATTACTGGAAGCATTGGTCAGACTTGCAACGCATCGTTTACGGGTGGAACTCCTAGTGGGTCAGGATCAATTGCTCTTACCGGAGCTAATGTAATTGCTGGGGGAACGGCGTTTTCTATTACACCCCCCGGAGTAGGACAATATTCAACGGCTCCCACCACAGCTACTCTGACAAACGGAACGGCTTCATGCTCAGGAACGGCTACTGTTGTTACAACACTCGCTCCGATCAAGGCAACGATCTTTAAGGACTCGGCAAATACTCCGCAGACAAATCCTTACCAGACACTCGCTAACGGGCAGATTCTTTTCTATGCGGCGACAGGACAGGGATATGACATTGTTAAATCTGGAGGTATACCGCCTCTTACTTACATTACGCCTTTGACTGTAACGGATTGGATAGTACCAACTGGAGGCGGAAGCGGAGTCGTAACTCAGCTAATTCCTGGTGTTGGAACCACAGTTACGCCCGGAATCGGAGTCGGAGTAGTTGCCGTGAACGTCACTCCAGGTGCTACTTTGGACCTTGAGCAATACAGTACCCCAGTTCCGAATCAAGGCAAACTAAACGCGAACAGCGACATTGCCACAGACCCAGGATTAACTCCAGTTTTATGGAAGAATGATTCGCTAGGAGATTGGTTGGGTGAGTACCAGTCCCCCACTGGCGGCTTCGGTCCCACGCTCGTACCCCCGCGTACAGACCTTGCCTCGGTGACCATCCCGTTCTCGCAGGGTGCGGCTTTAGTGGGTCCCTATTGCGGTGGAGAGATCCCGGGAACATTTTGCTATATCAATCTGCCGCCCTTTGAGCAATGCTTTTCAATCTGCACATTCGATGGCGGCGGCGTTGAAATTGTTCGTCAAGGAAGCCAGATCGGGCTTAATACGAATACGGTTAGCTGGTCGGTTCCGGTGCTTCCAGCGGGGTTCGTCCCCTCCTCGGCGCTTTACATCTATGCGGCCCTGATTGCCAGCAAAAATCCGGTGTGGGCGTCTCCTAATCAAAGCAACCTTACCGTAACTTGCGGTGACGGAGCAGGGCATACAGCTACGCCGATCAACGGTGCATATACGATTCCTCTCAACACATACAGCGCACTCATGAGCGGTTCTGCTTCCACGTTCAATTGGTCTGCGGCAACCTGCACCGCGTCGAATCCAGACAGCATCCCGTACACAAACTTTCAGAAGTTCGACATCCCCGAAATTGTTCTGATTCCCTATTTCGCCGGTCCTCCTGCGCCAGCAGCGCCTTCTGTTATAAACCTTAACCCACCACTTATTTACAATCAAGGAATTCAGACAATAAGTCTGACACTTCCCTACAACTACGCACCTGACACCGGCACGGTCAATTTCATGGCGGCATCGCCTCTCAATGTTCCAATCACGCCGGGTATGGACTTCTGGGTGACGCCAGCGAACTCTAACACCACCACTAACCCTGAGATTATCGTGAGTGGAGCAGGTCCATTCACCATCACTAAATGCGGCGGTCAGCCTCTTGTGGCCGGGGATATCTTCGCGGGCTTCACGACGGGGGCAGATGCACATTTTGAGTTTCCCGAAGAAAGCCCTGGAAATGTGGAACTGCAAAACCCTGTCAATGGGTGCGGGAGTGGGGGAGGTGGATCGGTTACCAGCGTCTTTACTAGAACCGGAGCAGTCGCAGCACAAACTGGCGATTACACTGTGTCCCAGGTAACAGGCGCGGCCCCAACTGCATCGCCCACCTTCACAACACAACTTACCTTGCCGAAGGTAGCCGGGTATACTGCACCCGCGCCGGGTGAAATCGGCTACGATACGACAAATGGAAACGTTCATGCAGACTTCAGTAGCACCGATCTAATATTGGCAGGCTTTCCATCGGCATCTCTCCCTACTAGCGGGCATTGTGCTGAGTTTAACGAGATAGGGGCATGGTGGGAGATTACCGATGCTGGAGCGCCATGCGGATCGGGAGGTGGAAGTGGTCTTTCGGGTATGACTGCTGGGCAAATCCCCGTTGCGGCCACAGCTTCGACCGTGACAAGCAGCAAGCCTCTAGCAGGCAGCGGCGCGGGCATCACGACTGGACCCACAACCACCACAACATCCGACTGCGCCAACTTCTCTGGAACCACTGGACAGATTGCCGATAGCGGCTCGCCTTGCGGTGGCGGCGGTGGAGGAAACACGCTTGTAGGCCCAATCGTGGACGCCCTAGTGGGCAGCACGCAGAATCTAGGCAATGGTGCTGGTAAAACCATCCACATGCTTTGCGATTCGCGCTGCATCGTCTCCTACTCCTGCCAAGTAAGTGCGGCGGATCACGACAGTATATCTTCTGCGGTTGTGAGCGGAGGAAACCTGCTGACCGTCACCCTGTCGGCCTCGAACACCCAGACGGTTGGGAATTATCTAAACCTGCAAGGCGCGACGGGCAGCTATGCCCCGCTGAATAGCCAGCAACTTGTCGTGCTTTCCTCCGGCATCACCGCCACGCAATATGAGGCTACCGTCTCAGGCGTGCCGAATGGAAGTGTGACAGGAACGCTGACCGATAGTTGCACCTACAGCCTCGCACAGCAACTAGGCAGGCAACCCTCCACCACCGCCGCAACGATCGTGAACATCGCCCAAGGAGGACTGTCAGCAGCTACGGTGGCAGCGAGTCCCGCAACTTACATTCCCACAGTAACGGGAGCCAATCAGGTGTTCGTGGTCCAGTTAGGATCGCAGGACTGCCTATCCCCTGGCTGTGTTCCAGCAACCGTAGAAGGTAATTTGCAGACCATCTGGAGCTATGCAAGAAACACAGCGGGATACACAAAAATTGTGGCCTCTACGCTCGTGCCCACTACTTCATCTATATACAACTACGACTCTCAGCGAAATGAGAACCTCATCAATGCGTGGCTTATCGCACAGGCTCAGAGTTCGACCAATGCATCTGTTGGCTATTTCGACACGCTGGCTAATCTTGGTGCTGTGATGCCGTTCGCCAACGATCCAAACCTCTTCATGGTTCCCGGCCTTGGCTTGTGTACCTCCGGGCCCTGCGAGGCTGACCATCCGCAAGACGGCGGCAACTCACTCATGGCAAGCGTCGTCGCCAACGCGGTTACAGCCCTTACCGGCGTGGTACCCCCGATTCCAAACGCCTCTGGAAACTCCGTGCTGAGCATTGGGGATGCCGAAGGTGACACCTTCACTTTCACCGTAGAAGAGAACGGAAGCAGCATCAGTCAGAGTTGCTTTTATGCCTACCTGATGAGTCCCGGTAGCTGGTCTGGAAGCTACGACTCTCCGTATACAAACGGGCCGCTTGGGTGCTTTAGGTCTTTAAGCAGCAATCAGGCTTTCTTGCAACTCAATAACTTGGTTGGATTGGCTTCGGGGCCAGTCACGAGCGGCCAATTGGGAACACTGGACATGACGATGCAGCGTAGCCAGTCACTTGCAAACACATGGTGCATGAGTGCGAGTGCCTCCGATGCGCTGGCCGACATTTGCAGCGGCAGTCTGAGCGTGAAAAATCTTTATGTGAGCGGCAATGTCACCGCGCCAAACTTCTCGCAGCCAAACGTGGCCTTTCAGAGCAACTACAACAATCGTTTTGCGGCCAGCGGTGCGGGCTCGAACAACTTCCAGCCGTCCAATCCTGCGGGCGTGGCCGTGCAGGAGCAAGGCAATACTGGCACGCTGCTCCCGACTCTCGTGGAAGCTGTCTCCAACAGCGGCGGCAATACCAACATCACATCGGTTCCTGCTGGAGGGACGATTATAGTTGCCTGCACATCGAACGCGCCGAGTGTGGCTGCTCCAGCGGACAGCACAAGCGATTCATTCGTGCAGTTTGGACCAACAAGCACAATCGGCGGCTACTCGTTCCTGACGTTCCAAGCCGCGAATGTGGCTGGCGGATCAACGGTTACAGTCTTTCCCGCTGGCGGTTTTGGTTGCGGAACCGGGGCCAATATCGGCTGGACCATTATGGTGTACAAGAATGTGCCGACAAGCGGAATAATCGACGGCACAGCGACTATGACCCTGTATCCGCAATCGAGTGGTGGCCCCGAGACAATCTCGACTGGCGCAGTGACCACAACCCAGACCAACGACACGCTAGTGAATGTGACAATCATTAGAGGTGCTGGAGCACAGGCCCCGAACTCTCCGATGATTTCCGAGTACAGTAATGCCAATTTTGGATCAGTGGGGGACATGCCGCTCGGCGCGATTGGTTCATATACAGGCTCATGGACCTATCAGTACCCAGGATATGGATACATCGCATCCTTCGCGATGAAGGGTCTTGCGGCCAGTCAAACGGGAGACTTGCATCAATCGCTTTCGAGCGCGGGGAGTGTACTGAGCGGCGTAAACGCACAAGGCATGTTCTACTTCAAACCGATTGCGACGGCTTCTCTTCTGTCTTGTGTTAGCGGAATCGCGGGAACAAACGCTGCCGTGAACGACGCGTTAGCTCCCGTCATCGGCTCCAATGTTGCAAGCGGTGGTTCGGACTATGCAGCGGTAACTTGCAACGGCGCAAACTGGACCGTAACAGGAAAGTAGGAGCACCATGGCAGCCGCACGCAAGCTGAAGAAGAAGCCGAAGCGCGAGAAGGGCGACAGGCTATACCGTCCGCCGAAGAGTGGAGTGCCCGATGTTAGCGATGAGGATTTAGAAAACTATCTCGCCAGTCAGGGTAGGCCGAAGCAGGACAAAGCACCGAGAGCACCGAGGAGGGACCGATGAATCCGATTATTGTCGTCTCGCTCATCGGTTCGGCGGCGCTTGTGATCCAGGCACTCATCAACTACTGGGGCAACAAGAAGACAAAGGAAGAAGTCCAGGCAGTCGGCAAGCGCGTCGATGGCCGTATGGATAACCTGCTGGCCGCGATCCGTGCAGAGGGCGTGCAAGAGGGCGGTGAACAGATGAAGGCCCGCATCACCGAGGAGGCTGTCAGGGTCGCGGGCGTGGACCTTGAAGCCGCAAAGAGGGCGAAGTAAGCATAGCGCCTCCAGATTCACATTGAAACACTGCAATTGCTTCCCAGTATGTTCAGTTCTGCACATAGAAAGTTGGGCCAAGGGGTGAACGTATGGTAAGCAGGAGAGCGGGCAAAGTGCTCGATGGAGACATGGGCGTGCGAGATTTTCTCAAATTTATGGCTTTTGGTTTGACCTTCAGTGTGCCCTTGCTGATTGGCGGCTTCGTCGCGTGGGGCAACCTTGAAGGCACTCTAGCTATACTCACAACCAAAACCGATGCTCAGCCGGAAGAGATAAAGAGGGTACGCGATGAGGTCGCTGTGGTTTCCGCGCGCCAAGCCGATACGGACGAAAAGGTAATGCGCATCATGTTCTATTTCCGCGTGCCGCAGCAAGGGCCTCCTTTCACCGTGTACCCGCCATCAGCCCAGCAGCACGGCAAGGTCGAGCCGCCGTCACCGCTCAAGGGCCACGCGCTGTTCGATACCCCGCAGACTTTAGCGGACGCGCCATCGTTGCCTGTAATCTCAACCACTGACGACCACTGAGGTGAATCATGAGCAAACCGAAAAAGAAGGGCTTCCCAATCAACCCATTCCCCCCGCCGCCCATCATCTACGTATGCCCCACATGCGGCGCTGAACTGAAAGACAAAAAGTGTCCGAATGGGCACCCGCAGGAATAAGTTGACAGCGTGCGTGGATTGTGGGTACTATTACCTACATGGACAGAACTGATTACATCAAAATAACCGGCGTATCGAAACAGGAGAAGATGGTCCTTGGTGCGCGGGCCAAACTTGCCGGCCAATCCATGAGTAAATACTTGATCGAAAGCATCCTGATGGGCGAACAATTTCGCGAAGATAGGGTTAAGCAGCAGCGCAAGGCCAAGCATCAGCACAAGGCCGCAGCCGGGAAGGTGAAGCCGTGACAGAACCATTTTGGGCCGCATTCGTGCTCGGCTCTATATTCACGACAATTGTATGGTTGACGATAATTAGGTGGTGGCCGCTTTATTGCATAGACCGCGCAGCCCTGCGGGAGAAGGAGCCAACCAAGTGAGTGCGACGAACGAGCAAGTGACCGATTACCGCATCGGGCTGGATAAAGTCATCGACCAACGTAATCGGCTCGTTGAGATAAACATTCTTAATCCGGCGTGCAGTGATTTTCGCGATGGAGTTGTCTTGGCTTTCGACATTCTGACGCAGGTTCTAATCGAACACTTTCCGCTGCTGGCAGAAAGTGTAAATGATCCAGAGAAGGAGCCGACCAAGCCATGACTCACGCATGCAATCTAGGATCACCGAGTCAACGCGCAATCTGTAAGAATTGCGGATGCATCATCGAATATTTTAGTGGAAATGGCTGGCTGCATCAATTGGGGGCGACAAGAAAGTGCCGCTCCCAATATGCAGAGCCCAAGAGCGGAACCGAACGAGAGTGCGTGTCTGCAATGGCTATGGCTATGGCTGGAGAACATCAACAGATATGAGACCTTACCTCACCCTCGCCGTGCTGTTCATCTGCGGGTTGGTCGCGTTCGGGCAGACCGCACCCCTCAAAGCGCAGGTGCTGGTTCCTGCTGCGGCATCGACTGAGGATTTGCAGGAGTGGTTTGATTCCATTCAGGCTAACATCGACACATGCTGGGCGCATCATCATCTACCGTGTCTAATTTCATTGAATGAAGCCCAGAAGGTGATCTTGGACGAACTCGACCGCCGCGACCGTGAGAAGGTGCAGGCGCTCACGCAGGCGCTTGAAGGAAAGAGGAAGCCATGAACAGTGTGGTGAGTATTCCTTGTCCTCATTGCGGTGCGGAAGTTGGATATAAGTGCTTCACTGAGTCTGGACGAACGATGCGGAACCAATATCACGTTGAACGCACCAGTAAGATTATCAGGATCGAAGCAGCCAAGAAAGGGAGTGTGGGAAATGGAAGGTAATGAGAATTGCACCTGCGGACATGTCTACGAAGAACATGGCGGCGATGTGGAATACCCTGGGTCTTCGGCCTGCAACGTTCCAGATTGCGACTGCGTATGTTTTGAAGAAGACGCAGAAGACGAGAACTAACTATGAACCTACTCGCCATCTGGAACGCTCACAGCGCACGCACCAAGGTAATCGTGGGCACGCTGATTACCGCAGCGAGTGTCATCAGCGCGAACCCGCAAGCCCAGGCTTTCGTCTTGCTCACGTTCAAGAACAATCCCGCGCTGGGCACATGGCTCGTTGCGCTGGCAGGACTCGTGGCCACGCTGATGAGTCCGCACAGCGACGCTGGGGCGGTCGCGCACGCGCAGACCATCCTGAATCAACCGGACGCGCCTACGGCCTCGGAAGTGGACGCGGCGACAACAGGGAAGTGACCATGAAACCTGACAAGTTGGCTGAGGTCAAGAAGGCACTACTCGCGGCGAAGGAATTCGCGGATGGCTGGCCTGTGGATGCAGAAGGGTACGCCAGGGTGATTCCGGAGTATATCCGCAAGGCTATCGACTACGGCCTTTGGCAGTTCGATGACGAGTCCGAAGACATGGCACAACCGACCTAGAAGTGAACCAACCTAAGGAGCACTATGACTATGAATCGCAGGCAATTCGGCAAGTCGCTGGCGGGTGCATCTGCGCTCGTGGCGGCTGGCCCGGCACTCTTGACTTTACAAGGCTGCACTCCAGGCCAAGTCGAGAACGAAATTAACACCATCTTGCAGGAGGCGGTCGGCATCATCGCCGTAGCTGATCCCGGCCTGTCGTGGCTTGCGGACTTCTCGAAGGCTACGGCGCTGCTCAAGGTGGACGAAGCGAACTGGATTCAGGGCGGTGCTGTGCAGGACGTGATTAACGTGCTGACGGACTTGCAAGGCGTCTGTGCGCTCGTCTCGGCACTGGTACCCTACGCGCAGCTTGTAGCGGTACTGGTGGCTGGTATCAACGCAGCCCTGGCTCTGTTGCTGCCGACGCCGGCCGTTCCAGTAGCGATGGCGCGCATGGCCGAGAAGCCGAATCCGTGGATCGGGATCGCTCATGTGAGCAGCGCGAAGGATAGCCGGACGCAGTATTTGGCTGCGTGCGCGAAGAATCCGGCACTGGCGCTGGCAGCGGCGGCGTTGCGGTAAGCTAAGTTTGCGCGGCAGCGTGCTGGCAGCACACCCGAGAACAAGGGGCTTTAATAGGCCGGTAACCACCCCGGCCCGCGCAAAGATTCAGGGGGATCGCTACGAACAGAGTTAGACTTTGCTATCAGCATTTGCTCAGCGTGATTGCGATACCTTTACGGTTCAATCATCTTCTACGCCAATTCTGCGATAACTGCGGAAGAACCAATTGGGGCATGTCGTGGTGGGATGATACCACTCAAGTATGGGAATCTGTAGTGGGTAACGTTAATGATTTTCATCATGGGTGTTTTTGCCCTCAATGCTTTACCGCATTAGCCATAGCCAAGGGCATCTCTTTGGTGTGGAGGCCAGTTATAGATTGCCAAGATATTTGGGATAGATAAGGCCACTTAGGATTTTTGAGGGATTAAATGTCAAACAAACCTTATGTTCCGTGGGATGAGCGTAAGCGAAGGAAACATCTTCGAGCCAACCGAAAGAAAACAGATCATCGTCCAATGCCTTATGCTGATCTCACGAGAAGTTTGGGGTTGAGCGTATCCATGGAAGAATGTGCTGATAGGATGGGTTTATCCGTAAGGACTGTGGCAACTATATGGCATACGGCTCTTTGTAAAATAGTGGATGCTGTTGAGCAGTTACAGGAACACGATAAGAAGAGAGAGTTTGAACTAATATTAGGAAAAATACAGGCGGTTGAGGATAGTCAAATGTGGGGTTTACCGAAAGCTGGATCACTTGAGTGCGACAAGGAATGGATTCAACTTCACTCAGAACCTGCGAGGATGCCAAACGGTGAACACTTCTAGGATTGTTATTCTCTCCACACTGTGCCTATCTTTAACGGGATGCCCATCAGTTACGCCTATATGTCCAACATGCCCTACCTGCCCACCAATTCCCACTCCAATAACCATCACTGCTGTGCCTACTATCGCATCTCCTACCGCCGTATATAATCTTCCTTTAGGTGTTCCTCCAGGTTCGACAGGATACTTTTCTGTAACTCCTATTGCGCCAAGCATGGGACAGGCTACGCTGCCCCTTCCGTTTGTTCCCTTATGGACGACTAGTGATCCGGTTAACGCGCCTGTTGTACCGGACCATGATGGTCTTAGCGCAACGGTCACGGTCGTATCTGGTTATGTTCCATCGGCGGGAGGACAATTCACGGTTACGGTTAGCAATCCTGATGGTACAGGAGCAACAGCTTTGACTGTACCTTACATTGCTGATGGGTATACTGTATACCTAGTGAATGGGGTAGCGGAACCGTTGGCCATTTTACCAGCTAATCCACAGAGTGCAACGATAGCTGGGTACCTAGTGAATCAGGTGCCAACACCTACCGTGGCGCAATAAGGAGTTGAAATGGCGGTATTCCTAACCTCATATTTCTGGATGCTAGACAATGAGGATTCTGCTCACGCCTATGCCGTAGTGCCCGACGATCCTCCGGGTTCACATGCGATCTCAGGGATCAACTCCTCGTCCTTTCCGTCTCAGTTTGAGGCGATACAGGCGATTCCACAAAACCAAAGAGGCCCAGCGGTACAGAACTTCTACCAGACGCAGTTTTGGAACAAATGGTTTGCTCAATTGACATCGGATGAAGTGGCAAAGAGAGTTTATGACGCTAGTGTAAATATGGGCGGAGGAACGGCTGTCCATCTACTCCAACAAGCAGTAAATGATTCGAGTCCAGCAACGGTCTTGAATGAAGATTCACAGTGGGGACCAAAGACGGTAGGAGCCACGAACGCCTGTGATCCTGTCGCGCTTGTGGCGGCGTTCAAGTCCGCTCGTGTTTTTCACTACGAGTGCATTGTTAAAGCTAATCCGCAGGACGAAAAATATTTGGCAGGATGGATCGCACGCGCAGAGAAGTGATGTAGAATACGAAAGACGGACCTTATCGGGAGAGGGGCGCAGGCTTAGGCTTGCGCCTTTTTTCGCGTAGGAGGATGATGTGCCATCAAGTGAGGTTATGAAGGACTTTCGAGAAGGCCATCTTCACAGCGGCAAGAAGGTGAAGGGGAAGAAGCGCAATATCGTCAAGAACAAGAAGCAAGCGAAAGCGATTTTACTCAGCTATTTGAGACGCGAGGGTAAAATTGGTCCTCGTAAAAAAGGTAAGGGAAAGAATCATTCTAAGAAGCGGGTCGCTGGAAAATAGGAGAGAACTAATGGCGCAAAGCACTGGTAACCAACAGGCAGATGATTTGGTGGATGCAGCTAAAGCTGGCCCACTGCGTAGGAAAATTGGCGGGTACGCTGACAAGGTTAGTGGCGCTGTTGATAGCGTCAAGGACGCATGGGAGGGCAGTCCTTTAAAGCAAGCGTACAACAAGTATGTGGGTGGTGGAAGTAGCGCCAAGGACGCTAAGAAATACGTTCCCGGTCAACGCGAGAAGGAACTTGGATTCACAGCCGCGAGGAATAACGCACCAACTAAGAAGGCTGCACCACGCAAGCGAGTAGCTGGAAAAAAGTAGGACACAAGGAGAGTAATCATGTTTGGAGAAATTGAATCAGCAGAGACCGAAGACGTTAAGAAGCCTAAGAAGCACAAGGTCGCTGGAAAAGGTAAAGGCAAGAAAGCCAAGAAGCATAGTAAGAAAAAGCACCATGCAAAGAAGAAGATTGCGACCAAAAAGTAGTAGACTGATTGCATGGCTAACGGCAGCTTTTCTTGGTTGACGATGACGCAGGCTGTCCAGCAACTAGGGCAGAGGCTCAATGTCGTTCCGTCCGCAACCACACTATGGACGCCAGCGGAACTCGAAATCTACATCACAACTTCGCTGCGTCAGATGAACTCCCTATGTTGGCAGTGGAGGCAGGACTTTCAATATAACGATCCCGTCAATCTCTGGAATTCATTAGGTTCACTTGCTGGTAGCCCTAGACAGCGAACCCTATTCGATACAGATGCCTACATAGAAATGCAGTATCTTCTTTTGGAGCCGCCGTCAGGATCAGGGACGTGGACAGGAACTAATCAGTTCAATCTCAGTGTGATGTCTCAGGCTCTCCAGCGCCGCAGGGACGAAATGATTCAACTGGGAAATCTGAATCAAAGTCTTCTCACAGGAATACCACTAACGCCGAACACCATAAGAACCGAGTTGGACGACCAAATAATTGACGTGGAGCGCGTGAGATACATCCCCGTAACAGGGAGTCCGAATACGCTTTATCGAGATGATACCATATCTCAGGAATTCTACGAAGCACCGCTTTACCAGCTTCAACCAGGAACGCCGCAAACGTTCTCTCTATCCTCTGAGCCGCCTCTATCGTGGCAGGTTGACATTCCTCCAGCCCAACCTGGAACCTACGAAGCTATCGTGTTGCAATCGGGAGCGCCGTTTAATCCTCCTACGCCGACGCTGATTGGCATCCCAGATGATTTTGTTTTTGTGTTGGAATTTGGCGCTTTAGCAGATTTGCTTGGCCAAGAGTCAGAGTCAACCGACCATGAGCGTGCAGATTATTGCATGAAGAGGTATCAGGAAGGTCTCGAACTGATGCTTAAAACTCCGTGGATCGGTCTCGGAAAAGTAAATGGAGTGGCTGTCAGTATTGATTCTATCTTCGCTTTGGATCAGTATGATGTTAACTGGGATTCAAACCCAAGTGGCTTTGGACCTGTACTGGTAGCTGGAGGCGTTGACAATATCGCCGCACCTTTGGCGCAGGGCATAGGCGTAACCGTATTAGGCAATGCCCCAATATTGGATAGCACGAACACTTGGGTGCAGATAAGCCGCCCTATGGCCGACACGATGTTCGATCTCGCACAGGCGCGGTGTATGTTTAAGTGCGGAGGTGGTGAGTGGAAAGCGGCTTTGGAACTTGAGAAGCGAGCTTTACAGGCGTGTGAGGCTGAGCGAGTACGCCTGATGAGTCAAGGTGCTTTCTCTGACTTCTTTGACGAGCGTGGCAGACAGCAAGAGCGCGACAGGAATCGGTACAACGCGGCCCATAAGAAATAATTTTGCGGTAGAATAAGGCATTACCTCACAAGGACCGGGAGCCGCGTGAGTCACGAAAGGTGACTTGTGCCCAATAGCGGACTAAATTTTCGCGGCCTTAATTTGGTCTCTCCGGTCAATAGATTAGCGGCAGGATTTGCCACGGTCGCTGTCAACCTCAGAGCCTATTTCGCCGGTGGCGTCACCTTCCGCAATCTCCTTACTAATGCCATCTATACGCTAGGAGCAGCGGTCCATACCCTGCGCAGGCTCAACGATCAGACTCCCAACGCACCTCCTAGCGGATTTTCGATCATCAACGGTGCAGGCACTGTTCTCTCCGCATGGAACTCGACAATAGGCGTCAAGACTGTAGCTACAGGATTGAGTGGTAATCCTGTTTCGATGGTTCCTTTTCGTCCTAATACGTCCGTTCAAGCCGTGATGTATGTAGCGGATTCGGCGGCTCAAGGCTCTGTGACCCTACATACTCAGTACCTTGGAGCAAATGCAAGCGGTCCTTCTGGTACACCTGTAGATTTTGTTTCCAATGGGATGATGAAGGTTTCCTGCAATGATGGATATACAGGAACGCCTACACCTACTGCGGTGTGCTGGAAAATGGGTATACAGGAACCTGCCCTTGCACCTGATATTGCGACTTCAAACTCAATTGTTCCATTCGGGGAAGGTGGAGTAGGGAATCTTTTAGCGACAGCAATCCCTTGGACGAACTATCTCGGACAGAACACAGGAGGTTCTACTCCTTATAACTACGGGGAGGCGCTCGGTTATCCTCACCCAGTTTTAGGAAGAGATGGAACCGCTCCTTTCATTATTGACGTACAAAATGCAACTACGGTGACGATCACTGCTCTTGCTCTGGACGGAACGGTGGTTATCAACGGGACTACGATAGCATCAGACGCGGCTTTGGCTGTAGCCGATCCATCAAGGGTGGTTGCGGGCGCTCCTGGCTATCCAGGTCAGTTCATTCAGGTCATCGGTACACCAGGATTTGCCACTGCCGCTTCCTACATTGTGGGCGCATTTACAGACGGAAGCGGAACTGTTGTTCCGGCTGGCGTAGCGCCTCTTTATATTCCTAGCGTTGTTGATGTAGGAGTAGCGTTTGCAACATCGACCCCTATACCTGTGCCGTTTGGTGCCGTTGATTTCCAGGTTGGAGTAAATTCTCTTGGGGATCACTACACGTTAGGAACTCCACCGATAAACTCTGGACTTATAACCTTCCAAGGGACCGTAACCACGAACGCCCTTCCATCGGTCGTGTCTATCCTCGGTTCTCTGTCGCTTGGTTATTTCGACGATTCGCCCACATCTGGTCCAGTTTCTGCCTATATCTGGAAGAACGCTGATGATCCAGGTGGTTCAGGTCCAGTACGAAGCATTTCCGATGCTATTGGAACGACGGCAGGAAACTCGTTTATCTTCGATTGCTCGTTTGGATCATCTGCTGTTCCGCCTCTTGCCGCAGGTATTCCCGGCCTTCCCGGTATCGGTTCTCCGACCGTACCAATGTTATGGACCACGTTGAGTCCTGAATCTGTTGCGACAGGAAGTAACGCTATCTTCGCTGCGCCGCTGATTAGAACGAATCCAACAAATACACAGTTTTCGAATTTCAACTTCTGTTTGACGGGAAATATTTACTTTCCTCAGGCGGGACAGTATTTATTCATCCTGACGAACCATGACGACTTTATTTGGGGAATCGGAGGAGGAGTAACGTTAGTTTCGGCAACTGTGTCTGGAAGCGGAGAAGGATCATCGGCTTCCATTTCTGGCTCTGGTCAGACGATCTCAGTGGTAAATGGACTGCCGCTTTTGCCTCGTCAGAATTATACAAGCGGAAACGGTGGAAACTACGGGAGAACCAACGTCATTATCAATGTGCCTTCCGCTGGAATCTACCCAATAGAAGTGGACTACGACTACTGGTATCACTCAGGAAGAATCCTGTTGATTATGGCGACTCCTACGCCGTCAACTACCCCAAGCAATGCTACGATCATTCCACCACTTCCATCGAACGTCAGGCAGGAAACTCAGTACCGTTATGTATACAGGTCTTCGGCAACAGGAGCAACATCAAACCCGTCTCCTGAATCGACTGCTGAGACTATTCCTGTCGCCGCAAATACGATCACGTCCCTATGGTCTAACGATCCTCAAGTGGACGTGGTTGATTACTACAGAATAGATTCCACGGTTGCCAACTTTACCTACGTCGCGACAGGACCAAACGACGATCTAGGCACGGTACCAGGAACCAATACACCTATTAGTGATTCGTTGACCGATACTGAATTAGGAACTCAATTACTAGACTACGATAACTTTGAGCCTTTTCCTTCGATTGACCTTCCGCAAAAAGGAGTATGCAGTGTATCGGGCGGTGTTATTACTTGGGTTTCCGGTGGGGCGATAGGAGGATCAGCAACAGGGTTTAACATCCGTTGGCTGGCAGGAACCGAGATTCTTATCGGTTCTCCTACATCCTTGGCCTACACATTCATTGCTAGACCGACATCGGGCACGAGCGTAACGATTCCTGGTGTGCCTGATGGAACTAACTTAGCCTACGAAATACCAGAGCCAATTCTTGCCGCTCAACCCCTTCCTTACATGTGGGGTCCGACAGACAATATCAACTTCGCCTACGCCGTAGGTGACCCGCTGAGGCCGGGGACGCTGTATTGGTGCAAGGGATCGAACTTGGATTCTGCGCCTGATACAAATCAACAGGACGTGACATCCCCAGACGAGGCTTTAGTCAACGGAGCAATTGCTGGTGGACTTGGCGTTTTGTTCTCGATTAAGAGGGCATGGTTGATTTTGCCGAACTTCGCTTCTGCTGTGGCCACTGCCACAGGAACCACAGGATCAACATGGACATTGCAGGAATCTTCGATTACTCGTGGCTTGTATATCCCACGTTGCGTATGCGTTTCGGGCGGAGGTTTGATCTTCTTCCGCGTTGACGATGGAATTCACATATCGTCTTACGGATCGGCATCGAAGTCTATAACTGATGACAGCCTCTATCCAATCTTTAGCCACGAGAACGAGGACTCAGCGGGGAATCAGCCTGTAGCAATAACGAGGGAAGGCGTGACGATTTATCCACCTGACGACACGCTCCCTCAGTTACAGCGTTTTTCGTTCAATAATGGGTACATGTACTATGACTACCAAGGAATAGACGGATTCCCTCACACGCTAGTGTTTGATGAGGCTGCAATGGGTTGGGTCTTGGATGTTCTTACTCCCCCCGCAACCATCCACGCGCCAAATGAAGGTCAGAGCCAGCAAGGAGTATTGGTAGGATGCAGCGATTTCAGTGTCAGACAGATGGCAAGCAATGGGACTGAGGTTATCACGGGAACGGTAATGTCGGCTGCGATAGGAGGAAAGGGCTATAATCACACTGGAATGATGGTCATCGAATACAGTTCAACCTCGACCGTGACGCTGAATATTTATCCTGCAGATGAAGGGAACGGAAGCTACGGACCACCGACAATCACATTACCAAGTACAGGTGGAGCGTTAACGAAGTATTGGCTGAGACCTGGAGCGAACAAATATAAACTTTCATGGTTCCAGTTCTCAAGCACGGTTCCTTTTATTTTGAACTTCCAAGGATGCATCGCGTTCCAGAAGTCGTGGGGATCGAGTTCCGCCTATGATGAAATTCCAATCTTTGGCGGCGCAGGAGGAGAAGGATGAAAAATCCAGTCACGCCAAGACGATGCTCACGTTGCGGGACGGTAGGCCATCAGCCGTTTCCTAATAACCTATGCCCTAGCTGTACTAAGTGGACGGAGAAAAAGAAATGAGCACTCCCACGGTTAATCGCTTTCCTTTTGAGCCACACATTGCCAAACTTGAGCCTCAAGTTCAATATGTCCTTAAGAATCTATGGAACGTTGCCTTTGATGCACAGAACGCTGTACCGATCTTAAAGGCTCAAATAGACGCAAATAAGAGTGCTGTAGCCTCTGTAACAAACACCGTAACCAACAACAGCACAGCAAGCGAAACGATTATCCAGCAAATCGTGAGCGCATACGGAACGGTGAATAACCAATCGGGCAACGTCGCATATTCTACAACCCAATCCGACGCCAGCGCGTTCATCATCCTGTCCGATGCGTCTCCTGTCGCGGTTAGCTTAACGGCGGCTCCGGTGATTACCCTCCCGTGGGCTTGTGTTTTGGTCAATGAGGGAGTCGGGTTAGTTACGGCCACACCCGCGTCTGGTACGATCAGCTATCCGAATAATATAGCGGCGGCTAGTATGCCTGTAGCGCAAGGACAAGCTGCCATTATCTGTTTTGACGGCACAAATTTCTTCTCTGTAATCATTGCTGTCCAGCCGCAGAATACGCCTTCAATCGTCCATCAGTGGATCACAGCATACAACTCGATAACGGGCGTTTTCAGCCAGAGTCAACCAGCCGTAGGAGACGTAACAGGTGCGGCTCCAATCGCCTCACCGACGTTTACTGGAACCGTAACGGAACCTACTCCGCCAGTGCTCACCGCTGCTGTAACAGCGACTAGCGCGACAGCAGGAGCGGCATCTGCCTTACCCTTAACGCCGCTTGGTTACCTAGATTGGAGCGTTAACGGCGTGACGGTCAAGGTTCCTTTTTACTCTGTTTAGTGTTGCGCTATCGGCGTTTTGCGGTACAATGATGGATGTTGAGCATGGCGACCGGGAGCCAGCCGTACTCTAAAAAACAACTTGATGTAAGTTGTTGAAAGGAGGGCACTTGGGGTCATTTTTTAGCGCGTTATTCGGGGGAAGTTCGGCTAACCTTAACGAAAACATCGGAAAAACAGGTCAGATTGCCGGATTTGATACCAGTTTAGGCGAGAGCAACGCAACCGCTGGCAGCGATTTCAATAAGGCCATCGTCAGTGGGGATGCGACCAAGACCAGTCAGGTTTTGGCACCAGTTATTTCTGCCGCGAAGACCTCCAATCAACAGACCCAAAAAACAAATGCAGAGATGGGGACGCGCTCAGGCGGGACGGCTGCGACAAACGCGGCCTCTAGTGATAAGCTCCACTCTGATATAACCAACCTTACAGGGAGTCTTACAGGTAAGGCTGCGGATACGCTATTGAGTTCTGGTAGCACGTTCTTGGGTCAAGGCGAGGCTGCGAACATGGACAATGCTAACTTAGGGCAACAGCAGTACCAGAACTGGATGGATTCTATCGCTGGAAAAGGAATCACGACAGCGGTTTCTGCGGCAGAGACATACGCACTTGGCGGTTAAGAAGGAGAGAATCATGGCAAATGATGATGCGTGGCAAGCGGGAGTGGACATCGCAACGAAACATAAGGACGACAAAAAGAAGAAAAGCGATCTACTTCACCAACCTACCCCAGCAGGAGTAGCCAACCCTTCTTCGTTTAAGAAGGGCGGTAAGGTAAAAAAAACTGGCGTTGCCAAAGTTCACAAACATGAAGTCGTTTTAACGGCAAAACAGGCTAAGCAATATGGCAAAAAGAAAGCCAGCACTAAGAAGCGCGTTGCATCAAAGGGGTAGGCAATGGCAGACAGTCAAGCATGGGCAGAGGGCGCTGCAATAGGGTCAGAACGTGCTAAGGAGCATCGCGACAAAAAAGAGCGCATGTCGGACGAGGAACTGCAAGGGAAGATCAGTACCCTCATCGACAACAGGAAAGCCATTCAGGGTAAACTTCCTCTCCTCCTAGACGACAAAGGTAATCCTACGCCTCAGTACAATGATGCGATCCAGCAGCTTACCCAAAACGCTAGAGACTTGAGAGAAGTTTATCACCCAGATAAGCAGCCGGGAGCCATCGAAAAGTTTGGTCATCTTTTGACAGATGCACTTCACGTCACGAAGCCAGAGGACCGTATCGCAAAAGAGGGCCAGAAGAGAGCCACGGCAGCGGCGGGAGACGAGAAGACAGCGTTAGGTGTTGCGGCGGCGGCGCCAGTATCACCTGAGCAGGCTGCGACTACGACAGCTAATGCTGGAGCGGCAGGTAATCTAGCGTCTATTCAGGCGGCTTTGAAGAACTTCGATACGCTCAATCCTAATGCCTCACCACAAGAAAAACAGTCATTTCTTCAAGACCTGATTCAGAAATCCTATGGCACTACGGCCAGAGGAAACTGGACTACTGTTGCAGGTAAGGTTAACGGCCAGCCTACCAGTTTGCTTTTCGATAAGAACACACGCCAGTACCGCACACAGAGTGGAGAGGCTGTTCCGACAGAGATACTTGACCAGTTCGTTCCTGATGTAAAGACAACGGAAGCGTCAAGCAAGCGTGCGGATTTTGATGAGTTCAAAAAGAAGAATCCTACCTATGATGGCTCTTTTGAGGAATGGACTGCTTTAGAAGCGGCGAAAGGACGAGCAAAGGCACCGAAACCTGAGACGCTCGATACGGAATACAAAGCTATTCTCGTCAAGAAGGCATCTGGACAGCCTCTTACGCCCGATGAGCAAGCGCACGAAGCAGCATGGCAACTTTACAACCGCGAGACGAAGATTGATCCCGGCGTAGCGAGAGCGGCAGCGTTTGGAGCAATGCGGTATATCCCTGTGTTAGACCCATCAAATCCTGAGAATGTGGTTATGATGCGGGCTGGAGAAGCGGCGAAGGCTGGCGTTAACACACCGCAGAGTATCGCGTTCAAGACAGACACGGCCATCACTCGTTACATGACAAGCGGAGCGGGTGGAACAAACATCACCTACTTCAATACCGCAACGGATCACTTGCGGCTGCTCAAGGAGGCCGGTGATGCTCTGAATAACGGTGACTACCCGTTGTTCAACCGCTATGCCAATCAATTCGCTACCGCTACAGGTGATCCTGCGCCAACCAATTTTGAGGCTGTGAAAACCGCTGTTGCTGGCGAATTGTCGAAGACCTTTAAGGGAACTGGCGCTACCGACTCTGAAATCAGTGAGATCAATTCAACAATCAATCAGGCTCAATCTCCACAGCAGATTCAGGGTTCGATTGATTACTACACTAGCCTGATGGGAAGCAAGGTCCATGCTTTGCAATTGCAATATGAGGCTGGAAAATCAGGGAGACCCAACTTTCCTGGAACTACGCCTTCGGCGGGTGGAGGAAATACTCCACCCCCTGCGGCGAAATCGAAAGGAATTGTTAGCATTGCGGCAGCTATGCAAAAGCCTAAATATAAAGGGAAAACGAAAGAGGAAGTGAGTTCGGCAATCACCGCAGCGGGGTATACTCCAGTTGACTAGCGCAGCCCAAACTGACGATTTCGCTGACATCGCAAAGCCGCATCCGGCTGCGGCTCAGGATGTCCAATCGGACGATGAATTTGCTGATATAGCGAAGCCGCATGTCGATCCATCTCAATTTTCGGCACCAAAAGATAACAAGGAAGGTCTGTATCAAATGCAGACCGCTGATGGAAAACTGACGCAAGTTCCTTACAGCAAGGTCATGGACGCGCACAAGGCTGGATATAAGATTTCCCCAGACGATAGGATCAGGTTTGGCAACGACAAGGTTGCAGATTTAAGCGGCAAAGGACAGAAAGGAAATTTCAATCCTGACACCGATCTTCCTGAAGCGTTCCATAGCATTTCGGCTACTGAAAAGACACCGTGGTACAAGCCGAACTTCAAGGCGGTAGAAAGAGGATCGTTGGACTTGCTTCCTACGGTTGGAGGTATCGGCGGAGGCATTTTAGGAGGCGGAGCAGGAATTGAGACGGGTCCGGGAGCCATTGCGACGGGTGCGATAGGCGCAGCGGCTGGTGGAGGGTTAGGTGAGACTATTCGCCAAGAAGTAGAGGAAAAGCTATTTCCTTACGATCATAGGCTTACGCCAAAGGAAACGGCCAAACACATCGCGGCACAGGCTGGATTGCAAGGTGCAAACGAATTAACGGGACGAGCAGCAGGTAAGGTGTTAGCGCCAGCGGTCAAGTTCTTTGGTGATACTGCATTGGCATCTGAAAAGGCTGGCGTGAGACTCCTTCCATCTGAGGCCGCAGGAAAAGCACCAAGCTACCTTGAGAAGTTCTTAAAGGGTTCGGTTCTGACTAGCGGCAGGATGGAGAGGTTCCGCGAATTACAAAATGCACAAACTAAGACTGCTGTGGAAAAACTGGCGAACGATATTTCCAATTTCAAGGGAACTCCAGAGCAACTAGGTCAATTGGTACAAGATGGGATTGACAAGCATACAGAGCAGTTCCGCTTACTCCAAAACCAGATGTACAAGGACATTGAAAGTCAAGTGGGAGAGAAGACGGTAAAAGTTCCTGTCACTACTCAGGTTGCCTCAAAGGTACTTGGTGCCGATGGAAAGCCTGTGATGCAGAACGTTACCAGACTAGAAGATCGCGTTGTGGACAAGGTAATGCCATCAACTGTACCTTTGAAACAGTTTGCGGCTCAAGAACTGAAAAAGTTGGATCAGCTTGAAAAAGTTCTTCATCCCAATATTCTTGGGCAGAGCAGAGAGATGCTTCAAACTATCCTCAAAGCGCCAAACAATCTACCTTATAGTGCAATGAGGGCGGCGCGTTCGGACACTCTTGCTAAAGTAAGAGAACTCGATCAAGCCCTTGCTGGTAAGCAGGCAGGACTCGCTAAGAAGATGGCTGGCTTATTTGATGATTCGATCATGGATGCTGTGAAAAAGAGTGGTATCCCCGGTCTTGAAGACAGCGTTCGAGCAGCGGATAAGTTCACAGCAACCGAACATCAAATGTTCGAGCAGCAGCTTGTGGATAAGATAGTGAAGACAAAGAAACCAGAAGCGATTGCTATGTTCGTTCGCAACAAGAATATGGGAATTCAGGAGACGCGAGATTTATTCACCGTTCTTCCAAAGGAACTTCATCAACCTGTCCAGCGTCAAATCATTCTGGATACGATGAGACAATCAACTAATAACGTTAGCAAGACATTCAATGAAAGAAAATTTGCTGACACAATCGGGAGCATTGGGGATGAGCGTGGAAAGATAATCTTTGGAAAGAACTGGGACAACATCAAAGAACTAGCAAATGTTATGGAGAGGATAAACGGACCTGTCGGAATGCAAGGCGGATCGGGAGCGTCTTTACAGAACGCCGCGATGATTAAGAATATGATCGTCACGAGCGCCGAGACCGCTGCGCTGCCTTTAGGTCTGGCCAGTGCTCACCATCCTATCGGAGCTGTAGTTTCCTTTGGTGGAGAGTGGGTGACGTTGCAAGGATTGGCTTCTGCGCTTACTAATCCACAGGTTGCGGAGAAGATTCTTAAGGCAACACAGCAAGTCGTAAAGTATGCTCCCTACGTGCCAACCGGCGCTTTAGCTGTTGAGAGAGGGAAGCGTAGAGCAAAAGGAGAAATTCCACCAAGCAGCATAGACGAAGTAAAGACAAAAGGTGATGAACTACATCGGCAGATGCACTTAGGCGGCTTTGCGCCAGCACCGAAGGCAGGAGTGACGAATTGATTGAACTCATCGAAGGATTTTGGGTTGACCCATGGGACGTAAAGGCCGTGAGAGCAATCAACGATCACAGTTGCAGCATGTGGCTGACAGGACAGAACGCGGAGAATGGATTTGTCCTTCCTTACGAAGCCTCGGAAGTCGTGGATGCT